GTCTATTGCAGATATTAGGGAACGCGATAAGGAGGCGAACGTTTGGCAACCAACCGAACGCACAAAACTAACAAATAATGGCAGTTTTAGCGACCAAGAACGTGCTTCACTTGGCTTGCGAACCGCTATGGGTATTGTTGAGATTGGCGACTCTTACAGCGGAGCATTCTGCGTGAGTTCAAAGATTTATATGATCCCTACCCATGTCATTCCAGTCGTCCCTACCGTTGCTACTTTCAAAAGTGCTTCAGGTAATATTTCCACTACGATTGTGAAGGATAGGTGCTACCCGATTCCAAATACGGACGCATCACTAGTCTATGTACCTAATGCACAACCAGCTAAGGACATGACAAAACATTTCGAACCAGATTATGTTCGGCATCCAGTGCACGCTACATTGCATGGTGTTACCTACAACTTAAAACAATTTCAGGATAATACCTTGTGGCAATTCGCACCAGATGTATATAACGGCTGTGCCGTTTTTCCCGGTTCCTTTTACACCCTAAACAACATGCGAACTTTTGAAGGGATGTGCATGTCCCCCATTGTCTCAGACTCTCGCGAGAAAAAGATTTTGGGCTTCCATATTGGAGGCGTCACTGATACCAGAAAGGGATGTGCTTTCGCGGTTACACTACCACAATTAGTAGCTGCAAGAACCGAATTAATTAACTTGAGTCCGACCTTTATGGAAGCGCCTCAGGCAGCTGAATTACCTGACAAGATGATGGGGCAAGAATACGCTATTAGCGGTAATGTTCACCGCAAGTGCCCTACTAACTTCATCACAGGCGATCCTGCCGTAGTTGCTTACGGGACGGTCACGGGGAAGGCGAAATTTACATCTCGAGTAATCGAGACGCCTATTTCCAAGATCGTTGAAGATGTGACAGGTGTTGCTAATGCGCACGGTCCACCGAAGTTTGTCAAGCCGATTGAATTGGCTGACGGTCGTGTGGATTCGCAAAGCTGGCGACCCTGGTACGAATCACTCGAGGTTTGCTCCAAACCCTCTGTGGGCTTCAGTCCTAAGAAGGTGGAAGTTGCAATGGATGATTACCTTGCAGAAATAGAGCAAGTATTTCAGCGCGACAGTTCTTTACACCGCGCCGAGATGCGACCCCTCTCCCATCAAGAAACTATTTCTGGGATTGAGGGAAGGCGATTCATCGACGCCATGGTTACCAAAACCTCTATGGGATACCCAATTGGGGGTCCCAAATCTCGTCATCTGGTAGATTTACCGCCAACAGACGAACATTCATGTCCTCGCGACTTCACTCCTGAGATTCAAGCCGAAATCGCACGGGTGCTTACTACTGCTGATGCAGGTGAGTCACTCAATATGATTTTTGGGGCTAGTCTTAAGGATGAGCCAACGAAGTTAACCAAGGATAAGGTGCGTGTTTTTCAAGCCGCGCCACTAGCTCTTCAGTATGCAATTAGGAAGTACTTTTTACCTGTTGCACGTTTTATGTCACTGTACCCCTTAGTGTCTGAGACAGCTGTTGGAGTTAATTCACACGGGCCAGAGTGGGACGAACTCTCTCGCTTTATGGCTAAATTTGGGGATGACCGAGTTATTGCTGGGGACTATTCTAAATATGATCTCCGCATGCCCGCACAGCTAACTATCTCTGCGTTCGCTATCATGATTAAAATAGCAACTTGGTCGGGTAATTACACCGCTTCAGATCTTAAAAGAATGCGCGTGATTGCCCACGATGTATGCACACCATTGGTTGCTTATAATGGAACTCTTATTAGGTTTCTAGGCACCAATCCTTCGGGACAAAATATGACCGTATACATCAACAGTATTGTAAATTCACTCTTGCATCGCATCTGTTTCTATGAAGCGTATTCACCTGCAGAGTTGAAAGCAATTGGTAAAGAACTATCTTTGGGGCGTGCTGCACGCTTCAGAGACCTCGTAACACTAATGACCTATGGCGATGATGCCAAAGGGTCCGTACGACCTGGTTACGACAAATTCAACCACGTGTCAATGGCGGAAACACTTGAAGCCAACGATATGAAATTTACCATGCCTGACAAAGAGTCCGCACCTCGACCCTTTATGTCCCGATATGAAGCTGATTTTTTGAAGCGAAAGGACAGATATGATGAGGATCTTGGTGTGTATGTAGGAGTGCTCGAAGAAGCCTCCATTTTTAAGTCCCTCCATTCTATCTTGGAATCAAAGGAGGTGACCCCTGAAGAAGTGTGTACTCAAAATGTGGATGGAGCCCTCAGAGAGTGGTTCTTTCATGGCCGTGAGGTATTTGAATCTAGGCGAGAACAGATGAAGGAAATTGCCCGTCGGGCTAACCTTCCCTGCCGAACCTTGGATGACGATTTTGACACCCGTGTAGATCAGTGGAAGCAAAAGTATGTTCCCCAAATGGGACGTGTTTTCAATGCGGAAGCTTGGTACGAACGCAAATGTGCCGGCCGATCGATGGAGATGTTGCAACATATGCGCAACTCTATTCAGCATAACTTCGCAGTCAACGATCGTGAAGACAAATTAGCTGTTATCGATAGAACAATTAGGGACTTGGAGCTCGATGAGTTCACCGTTCCCGCAACAATATCTGTTAAATCCTCCACTGTGAACAGTACCGTAACTGAAGCAGTTAGTGAGGAATCTATTTTATGTAATCGTGTAAGGAGTATCCTTGGCAAACCAATGCTCGCCGAATACCCCGTTATCTCTCAATGTTTTGGAGAAGGAGATCTATTGTATGTCTACGATGATGTGGCTCTAGTAATAGAGTGTAAACGTGTCGTTGGACGTCATAGTATGTTCAAGCAGAAAGTCAAAGAACAAGCTATTAAATATGCTAAAGTTGTTGAAGTGCTGCGTCCTGATCTGACTGTATATGGTATAACATACACTGAATATGGTTTTATGTTAGTGGAAGCTTTTGGGGAACCCCGTTTTCCTGCTTGTATAGCAGAATTCCTCGATAGTATTCCTATTGATTTATAACTTTCATACCGACCTGATATGTCGTAAAAAGATCCGGAGGCGCTGCGGTAGTGTCGTCGTTACAACAATGAAACCAAAACCGAACTCATGACTGATTACAGATGTTATGTATGGTCTAGCACATACCTTGCAGGCAGACTGCTTTCATGAGACAAGAATGACGCGAACATGCGAGTCACTATTTAGTGGCAGTGGTTAATAGCCCCACAAACAAAAGTGCAAATAGGCAGGTGCAATGATGCATGTATCTGACCCTTATCAACAAATCGCATTACTAATTTTTACAATATTTATAAA